CTATTACCTTACATTTGTTGATGTCAATGCAATGATAAATTCTGAAAATACAATTGATGAGACGTTTACTAATTTTGAAGATTCTCTTGACGAAAGTATAGGCGATGAAGATAAAACTCGTGCTGATTTAATACTTACAAATATAGATGCGCGTAAAGGAACTAATTTACATATAAGCAAATATGCTATAAAGTATGGTTCTGGAAAAGTTGCTAGAAAGTTTGGTTATAAGAGAGTTGTTCAATTTTATGAAAACGAGCCTAATTCTAGTAGTGATACAGTTGGAATGGTTTCAAATGATATAGAAGCGTTATCCAGTTCTGTAATGAGAGATATTGAAGAACCTTTGAAAGGTCGGAGAGGTGAAGAGAGATACTTAAATGAGATAAAATATAAATATGTTGGACGTTCTTCTAATTCTACGAATGTAGTTAATATGCATCCTAATTATTTATTTGCAGAAATACAGAATACACAAAACATGGCTGAACTCTCTAAACTTCAATTAGAAGTAGAGTTAGATTCATATAACCCAGGAATATACAGATACCAAAAAGTACCTGTAGTTCTATATAGTGAAGGCTTTAGTGCAAACTCGATGGCAGAAAGTGTTGAAGTTGCTAAAGAGGAACGTGGATTTGATAACATGAGTGAAGGTGGAAAAGACACTGAAAAAACATACGAATCTGGTCAACAAAGTGTTGATTCTTTCTTAAGTGCACACTATATTGTCGGTGGTATTCAAATTTTATACAAGGCTTCCACTGGTAAACTAACACAGAAACTAACACTGCTTAGAAGAGAATGGCCAACAAGGGTTAATAATTTAGAAAATACTGATAATCCACCTGTTGTTACGTCAACGCCTCAACCAGCACCTGAACCAACTCCTGAACCAACTCCTGAACCGGAACCGGCTCCAGTGATTGAACCTAGTGTTACATCTAGTATCTCAAGCTTCAATTGGTTTATAGCTACTGTTGGTGAAGATTCTAGTGCACAATTAATAACAGTTAGTGGTAGTAATCTAAATGGAGAGTCAATAACAGTTGAAGTTCCAGGTGGTATGATGATGATAATCGACGATGAATATGTTACAAGATATGATGCAATTCCTGATGGTTCAGATTCAGTTAATATAAACATTGAGGTATTTTTAGAAGAACCAGTCGATATTGAAACAGCGAACCTTGGTAATATGGAAATATCTGGTGGTGGTCAATTTATTGAGATTCCGATAGATACTAAAGTTAATCCGGAAAATCCAATACAATCTGAAAAAGATAGTAGATTTGAACACTTCTATACAAAGACTGGATTTATGGGTAACATACAAACTAGAAGAGTATCTGATCAGGTAGTTGTTATTGTCGGACAAAAATCAAGTGGTGATCAACTAGAATTAACAGATGAAGCTGAATGGTTACTTGAAGACGGTTTAGCAAACGGAACAATAATTTAAAAGAATATATACAGTATGTCAGACTTTAGTACATTTAACGATTTCAGAAAGGGCTATAAGCTTGGTGGTAAGAACGAATATTCTGACCCTACATATCTTTCGTTTTCGATAATATTCGATTTTAACAGTGCTCAGAAATCACCATTACTTGGCGGTGGAGCCGCTGCATTCTATGAAAGACACTTGTCAGATGCTCCTAAAGATGACGGAACGGAAGAAGGTTCTTCTAGAGTTTACCATAAAGGTTATGAACATAGATTGAAAGCACTTAATGATTTCAATTTGACCTTAGCTAAAATAAACAATGAAATGCCATGGTATTGGCAGTCATTAAGTGGACTTGAAGTGATTCAGCAGTATAATGATGAGGAATCATATTGGGGTGGTGATATTAAAATAGAAACAATAGAATCACTTAATCTTACTATTTCTGGTTTAATGCACTTATATAGAACTGCTGTATTTGATGAGGTAAACTGGAAATACATACTTCCTGTTAATTTGAGAAAGTTTAGAGCATGGGTTTATGTTACAGAAGTTAGACCTATTAAGAATATGACAAAAGTTGGTAATAATATAACTGTTGCTAATGGTAAATTGGATGGTGGAATTAATGTAGAGAATAGCAATGCCGGTATAAGCGGTACTGAGAATAGACCATTCTTTATGTTTGAACTTGGAGAGTGTACGTTTGATATTAAGTCAGGTGTTAATCCATTTGCAGATTTGAAAAAATCACCAGAAGGTTTTGCTGTTAATGAAATTGCGTTCCATTATGATATTGTTGGTAAAATTGAAGCAAGAATGCTTAATGGTATTATAGAAGAATCTGCTAAAACGTCTGGTAATATATCTCCAGCTGGAGAAAAAGAATCAAGAACAGCTGATAGTTTAGGTGAATACGGTAAACAGGTTCTTACTGATTTTGGAAATAGTGCAATTGATAGATTAGAAGGTGATGCTAACTTGTTCCTCGATAAGAAAGAACAAGAATTAAAGCAAGGTTTGTCTAACGTTATACGAGATACAGTACCAAACTTCGAAAACATATACCAGAACTTTGTAAATGACCTCGATGAAAAAACTGATTTAACTGATATTGCAAGTAATATAAAAGACAATGTATTTGGATCTGCTGGTAAAACAGCTAAACAAGCACTTGATGATGCTGCACTCGCAGGATTAGGTACTAATAACACAGCTGGCAATTTAGGTAACGCATATGGCAAATAACGAACTATATCAAGATAATCTACGAGAAACCCATTGGCTTGGGGAAGTAGTGGACAACATAGATCCGGATAAATTAGGTAGGTGTAGGGTTAAAGTTTTTGGTAAATTTGATTTGCTTGAAACTGAATCAATCCCATGGGCAACTCCTATGAATAGGAATATGACAGGAGCTTGGCATGTACCTAATATTGGCGAGATTGTTTCTGTTAGATTTGACAACGGAAACATATATCATCCAGAATATGGATTTCAAATTAATAATAATGATCTGTTAAGCAGTGAAGTTGTTACTGATATAGAAAATCCTGAAGATTTAGTGTCATTAGTATATGATCAGAAACGAAATGTAAAGATATACAGACATCCGACTGATGGTATAATAATAGCATCATGTAATCCTGAAGGAAGTGGTGTTACATCTGGTGGAAAACCAATGTTGAGATTATCTGAAGAAGGTGACATATTCTTATATGCGTCAAATGTATATATTGCAACTGACGATCAAGGAGATACACAGCAACCTGCAGTTAGGGGTAAGAGTCTAGAGAAGTTTCTACAAGAATTCTTAGATGATTATACTACACATACTCATAATACTGGTACTGGTCCCTCAACTACTTTAATAAACCCAGTAACAGCAAATTTGCTAGGTTTTAAACATGCAGAATATCAACAAGAATTTAAAACTAGCGGAAGCGACTAAAACTTAAAATATGCCAGCAAATTGGGCCTCATTTATTCCTGACGTTAAGGACTTAATTTTATCACATCCAGAAAGTCCTAAGGTATTTGGTGAAACTTTAGCTAAACACTATGTTTCAGCAGTATCATCAGGTGCTGCATCTATGTTTGGACAAACTCATAGTAATAAACTCGGTGAGACAGATTTAGTGAGTAAATATGGTGAATGGTTTGAGAAACTACGGGAAGAGGACTTAGATCCTCCAATGGCTAATGAAATTGACGAAGACGGTAATGAAATAGCATTCAGTGGAAAGGAAAGCGATCCAGATTTTTCAGATCCAGATATGACTGAATCTGAAAAGCCTGTTATAGATCCTGAAAAGTTTAATACATTCATTGAAGATTATTCAGTTGAATTAAACTTACATAAATTCAAGCATTTTGAGTTTAATTTAAAAGGTGGTGAAACATTCAATGAAGCTACTGATATAATAGTAGATAGGCTCGTCTCATCACTAAATCAATACTCAGGAAACAATAGAGTTGATTTTATTAAATGGGTTCGTAGTTTTGGTATGTGGGCAACTGGTTATGCTGGAGTAATCGCTAGAAATAATTACAAAGATGGTGTTAAGGCATCTATAGATTCTCATGGATTTGATGCAGATGATTTTATAAAAAGCGTCAGAACTAAATTTCTAGATATACTCCGAATTGCGTACGATACTAGTAGCTATGATAACGTCGAGAGTTTAATACGGGAGACACCACTACATCCAATTCAGATTCTTAATGAAACTATAACATTTAGACACGAAGTCATTCAGGAAGTGTTTGACAAGGGAAATGACAGTGAAGATTATAAAGTATCTTCCATACTAACAAATTATTTCATAACATATTTTACATACGGCGGTTCTACAACATCATCGATTTTAACTAATAGTCTTATGGAAAACGTATATGATAAGTCTGAATTAAAGGCTAAATGGTTACATTCACCGGACGTAAATTCAAAAGAAGACATACTCAATAAAACAGGAGGTACTTTGTACATGTATACTCGTCAGGAAATGATTGACGCAACAGACGAATCTGAGGAAGACGGAAAGGTTGACGCTTATATGGAACTAGCGAAAGCTACTATAGCATATTGGAAAGCTACAGGACCGCAACCATTAAAAAGCATGCCAGCTGCATTTCCATGTACTATAAGCGCACCTTTAGGCGGTAAATACATACCTGTATATTATGGTAGTGCCTCTAAATTAGCTGAGGACATACGTAAATCTTTAAATTCTGGTAAAACGTCAAACGATGCTAATACTGCCGCATTAAAAGTAGCAAAGGGATTATCGCTAGCATACTCTAGGAATTTAATACAAATGAAATTCATATATCTTGGTGGTATACCGACACCGGTTGGCAGTTTACCCATGATTGGTTTTGTACCATTTGTATTTTAAAACATAGATATATAATAAGATATTACAAACAAGTTAACCCCTTAAAAATACAACAATGTCAAACGAACAAGTTACAGATTGTAACAACACTACCCAAACATTCGACTGGGAATCATATTCGTCGGATTGCCCATCTACGCGTAAAGGAAATACAAGAATAGAAACGCCAGTTGGTGTGAAGCTGTTTTGTACAGAACCTTATGCTGAAGAAGCTCTAAAGCAATATCTTGGTGATTTTACATCAAATAATAGAATAGAGGAAGTTCATGTTAATCAATTATACGAAGGTACAGTAAGTTCTATAAATATGGAATGGTGTACTATCAATGTAGGTTACCGAGATTCAGTCTATGTCGATATGGCAAAGGAATCAAAAGAATTTACGGACATGTTACGAGTAGGAGAAACCGTGAATGTTCAAATTATAGAATCTAAAGGATCTATACAGGGAGAATATACATTAGGTTCAGTTGAAGCTGGTGTTAAACGTGCAATGTTTGACGAAATACTTAAGAGTATTGAACATTCAAAAACAGCGTACAGTGCTACTGTGAAAAGTTTAATTCCAGGTGGTGGTTACATCATCGATATTCAAGGAGTTGAATGCTTTATGCCAGGATCTTTAGCTGGAATCAATAAACTACATGATTTTGAATCAATATTAGATACTACAATGTATGTAGTTCCTATGAATTATTCAAGTGATAGAGGTACTATTGTGGTTTCTCACAGAGAATACTTAAAAGCTCTTATTCCTACAAGAATAGAAGAAATCAAAGAATACGAAAGTAATGTATTAGTTACAGGAACAGTTACTGGTTCTGCTAAATACGGAGTATTCTGTGAATTCAATGAATGTTTAACTGGTATGATTTATGCAAGTGATCTTAGCGAAGAAAACGTTAAAAGACATGCTGCTAGAGATATTAAGCCAGGAGAGTCTATTGAATTCTTTATAAAGAAAGTTATTTCCGATACTAAAATCACACTTTCACAAAGAGAAGTGGAACATGTAAGTGATCCATGGAAGAATGTATCTGAAAGATTCAATACGCCTGTTGAAATTACGGGAAGTATCAGATCTGTTAAAGATTACGGAGTATTCATTGATATTGGTGAAGGTCTAGTTGGACTATTACATGTTTCTGAATTTCCAGAAGGATATGATTTGAATGAATTAGAAAAAGGAGCTGAAATTACAGTGACTGTTACTAGAATTGACGAAGAAACTCGTAAAGTTTTCATGGAACTTTAATTATATAATGAACTTAAAGTTTAAGATATATAAACAGTACAAAAAACAAACGACAAATGAAATTAACAGAAAGTAAATTAAGAGAAATCATCCAAGAAGAATTAACTTCTTTGAATGAAGCAAGTATATCTGAAACTAATAAAGATATACAATCCCTAATGACTAAGTTAAATTTTAAATTATCTGAGTCTTCTTATACTGCGCTTGACAATATCAATGCATTTTTACTATCGGAAATACAAGGAGTAGGAGAGCATGGAAAAGGTAATAGTAAGATGAAAGAGGCATTGTCTATTTTGAATAAATTCAGTAAGATGAAAGATTTTACGAATCCTTCAGATGAGCTAGTTAAAGAGGTCAAAGATGGAATATATAAAAGATAAACTCAATAATGAAGTAATATAAATAAGTCTTATAATAATTTAAACCTGTTCGAAAGAGCAGGTTTTTTTATGTTCAAAAATTTAAGATATATAAACCAACTCAAGCATATAAACAAGTAGGATGAATAGATTTAATGATGCGGAAATATTATCGAAGTGCAAAGTTGGTGTAGAATTTGAATTCTATTCTAACAAAGACATCGACACGACTGCTAAGGAATTAGGTGTACTTTTATCTAAGAAAATTAGAGTCGAGACAAAAGCTCATAGCGATTTTGTACCGACTGACAAGATTTTTAAGATAGAGCCTGATATGAGTGGTGGAATAAATCTTATGGAACTTGTTACAGGTGCTCAAGATTACAAATCTGCTAGGTTATTAATTATACGAGTATCTCAGTGGATCCAGGAACACGGTTACACTAATGATAGAACATCTATACATTTGAATCTATCGTTTGATACTAATCTGATTGAAAGGAAGAACAGAATAATGAATATGAACACTCTTAAGTTCATATTGGAGTTCGACGAGGATGCTGTATTTAGTTTATTTCCACAGAGAGAGAATTCAGCATACGCAAAATCAATAAAGTTCGTACTTCCAAATTCTGAAACGTTTAATATAGACGGTGATTTAATCGATGAACACAATTTTACATTTCCAAAGTCTAAATACTATGGTATCAATTTCGAGAAGAGAACCAAAAACTATTTAGAATTCAGATATATTGGTGGTAAAGATTGGGAAAATAAAACAAACAAAATACTTCACTTATTAGATTCTTTTTTAGTACAATTATGGAATAGTACAGAATCTACTAAATTCACGCACTTAAATTCATTAGAACTTAAGAAGATTTTAGCAGTTAATAGAAGAATCGTAGATGCTAGGAGAGATTGGAGACATATTGAAAAGGACTGGAAGAATATAGACTTTACTGTTGATTTGCATAAGAACGAACAGATCATAGATTTATATTGGACTAAGATCCAACAAAGAGTACTGAGATTATTTACACATGGTGCTTTAAAGAAAGGGCATATAAATTATGACACAGATACTGGAAGGGTTCAAGTTAAAGACGGTGAACTTTCTTATTGCGTTAATATTGACGGTTATGACTTTATTGATTGCGATATTCGCGGAGAATTGTTATATTGCGATATATTCGGAGGTACCATTGATGGTTCAGATGCTACAGACTGTAATTTCTACAACGGAGCTTCAATCATTTCATCTAAACTTAAAAGCTGCTACGTTAGTAGGGACAGTGAAATTAAAGACGGCTATTTATACGGTAAAGGTGTTCTTAAAGGCACGATGATAGGTGGAATATTTAGAGATGGATCTTATGATAAGAAACTTGCTAAATTCAAGGGAACAGAAAAGATAAGATACGTTGAAATATAAAAATAAATAATAATAATGAGTAATATTTTAGTAGGAGATGGAAACAATATGGCAACCGAACATGATTTCGGTGACGATTGTTTAAATGAGTTTGTACAAGAACTTGCTGATGAGATTACAGGATCATGTATGATTCCAATGAATCTACCAGCAGCTGAAGTTGCTAATATAGTTAAGCGTGCTAGAAAATGGTTCTATAAGAAATACGAGTATTCAGTTCAAGAGAACTTCTTTGTAATTCCAGCAGCTGCTTTCAGTACTGAATATTTCAAAGCATCAAGAACTATCAATTTACCAGAAGGAGTTTATTCTATATTTGGAGTACATCAAACTAGTGGTGGAATGGGTGGTGGAGATATCGACTTTGCTAGTGGAGATTTCTCTGTAGAGAGAATGTTTGCTGGTCATGCATTTGGTGGTGGAGCTGGTGTTACGCAAGCTGCTGAAAGTCTTGAATATTATGTAATTAATCAAAAGTTTTTCGACTTGGCTAGACAAATCTTAGAGAATCCTCTTAGTTTTGATTATAACAGATTGAACAGAGCATTAAGATTTACAGGTGAAAACCCAAAAGGAAATGTTATATTAGAAGTATATGAAACTATATCTGATTGTGCTTTATATGAAGACGAGATATTCTTTAGATACTGTGCTGCTAAGGTTAAGATTTCATTAGGTAGTAAATTGGCTATATTTGATTTCCAATTGCCTGGTAATATAACTGTCAATGCAGATGCAATCCAAAGTTTAGGCGAATCTGAACTAGAATCAGTTATTGAAGAGATAAACGGAGACGAAGGAGTTGATTGGATGATGCATTCTTAATCGAATATATAGTTATATGGAATTTTACATAAAGAACATAGAAGACCCTGGATTTGATGTAGATCAAATGCAATCTGACAACGAGATATCGCAATTACTAATTCAGATAGAAATGGTATTGTTTACTCGTAAGGGTGATGTCATGGGTGACTCCGAATTCGGAGCTAATTTAGATGATTATGTTTATTCATTTAGATATAATGATTTCATGTTAAAAAAAGTTATCGAAGACCAATTGAAAAGGTATGTACCATTGGCAGCTAAATTTAATACAAAGGTGGATGTAGAATTTACATCTGAAATAGATAAACACTTAGTATTTGTAAGCGTCATAGTAGATTCAAAATATATGGTCGGTCTTTACATATAAAACAATAAAACAGCAATGGCACAATTTGAATTTTTAGAGAGGTCTAGAATAAAAACTAGAGAAATGATAGAGGACACTCAATCATATATTTCAAGAATATATGGTAGAGCGAATGAATTATTTTCGTCGGCTTCTCCCTTCGCACAAATACTAACAGTTCTACAAGAACTTACTGGTTTTGTATTCTTCTATATAGAAGATGCTACAGTTGAACAAAACATCCTTACAGCACAGCATAAAGAATCTATATATGGTTTAGCTAGATTAGCAGGTCATGATCCATTTAGAGGTGCTTCTGCAACTGGTGAGATTAAGATAAGGTTAAACACTTCTGCTGCTGATGTGATCGCAGGTGATGCTCTAAACATTCATCCTAATTCAACTATTACTATGAAAGCAAATGGATTGAGCTATATTCTACGAACAAATTCAGATAAGTTTAGAATCGATAAAACAAATGCAACATATATAAACATACCAATTACTCAAGGTTCTATAGAATCTCAAACAGTGACAGGTACTGGCGAGAAATTCCAATCATTTAATATTATAACAGGTGGAACTACAGATCATAACGAAGTTAAAGTATCGGTAAACAGTGTACCTTGGAGAAAATACGATTCACTATATGATATGCGAGTTGGAACTAAAGGATTTATTGTTAAAACAGGAATTACAGGTGGTTTAGATATTTACTTCGGTAACGGTAGTTTCGGTGAAGTACCATTTGCTGGTAATTCTATAGAAATAGAATACATCTTAACTGATGGTAAGACTGGTAATTTAGTAGATGCTAAGGATTTATCATTCAAATTCGTAGATGATGGTTTCGATAGTGTTGGAAATGCATATGATCTTAACGACTTAATAGAAGCGGTTGTAACTATAGCACCGAGATTAGGAGCAGATTCTGAAAGTATAGAACTTACTAAACTTATAGCACCTTTACAATCTCATGCATTCGTACTTGCAACTCCAGATAATTACGAAGCATTCCTTTCTCAATACGGAATGTTCTCATATCTTGATGCTTATAATACTACTGATGATGGATATTTAGATGATGATAACATTATCTACTTATTTATGGTACCGGATATTAATATTAAATTGAATAAGTCAGAAGATTATTTTAATTTAAATTTAGATGAGTTTTTCTTTTCAGAGGATGAGAATAACGCAATATTAGATTTAATTGAAAAGTCAGGTAGACAAATGGTGACTTCTGAAGTTGTTATCGTCGAACCATCTGCTCAATATTTCAGAATGGATATTAAAGTTAGATATTTTGAAGGTTTTGATAAGCATTCAATATTTAATGACATACGTTCAGTTGTTTCTAATTATCTTTTGAATATAACAAGAAGAGATAGGTTACCTAAATCTGATATAATTGCAATACTTGAAAATGTTAATGGAATAGATTCAGTTAACATTAGATTCGTAAGTAAAACTGAAGAAGATGCTAGACGAAATGAATATTACGTATCTGAAACGGTGACTGTAACTCCTTCAACACCAGTTCTTGAAGAGATTGGTAACGGTAAATCTAAATATGTTTTCTTTAAAAGAACTATAGATACAAGAAATGTTTCATTCGAACCAGGTGCTGCATTACCTGAGAATATTATAAACCTTGATTCTTTTGGTGATATTCTATTAGAAAAAGATGAAGTAGCAGTATTCAGAGGTGGATGGGAAGATAGAGACGGTGTTTCTGTTGTAGATAATGCAATGCTTGGAGAAATGGGAGCACTTTCAGTATACTTCGATGAACCAGCTGTACCTAATACGACATTCAGAAAGATACAGGCAAAAAATAGAAAAATGTTATAATGCCAAAACTAACTGACAAATTATTTAAAGCAAATAGAATTAATACGTATAGTGTTAGAGAATCTGTAATGGACGAAAGAAAACACTTACCTAATAATTTCAGAGAAAATGTATTACTTAATGCACTTTCTTCACATATAACAAGAAATAACCAAATGTATGATTTTATTCAATTCGTACAGTTAATTGTTTCTAACTGGATCGATGCGGTAACTACCTTAAAGGTATTTAAATCATATACTGTCAAAAAAGATTATAAAAAGGTAAGATAATGGGTAAATATGCTAATCTTAAGTTCTTCGATAATAATTCTGACGAATTAAATCTTGTCTACGACGAAGTAAACGAAGTATGGGAGGGTATGGTATACCTTCCTGAAGTTTCTGTTGGACTATATGAAACTTTAACTATCTACATGTTTGAAGAAGCTGTAGGTATTCTGGGGGAGACCAAATATATTAAACCTATATCCCAGAACAGTTCTGACGGACTTGCATTGAAGTTACATTTCGAAGACGGATACGATACTAGCAGCGATATATTTATGTATACCACTAGTATTGAAAGCGATGAACTATATGTTAAGCATGAAAAAACACAATACACTAAGTTTTCTCCAAAATCAAATATAGTATCTACGTCTAATATAACAAACACGGTAGATTCATCAGTACAGAATACTCCAATACAGATTAACGTTGCTATTAAATCTGATAGTGAAAATTATCATAACAATACCCTTAGTATTTTTGAAATGACTGATGGCATTATTTCTCATGAAATAGCTAATATTAGAATTTACGGAGAGACTATTGGCGAGGATGAAAGATTACAAGATCTATTATCTAATATGGGAATGTCAATCAAACCAACAGACTATATTATATTCGAAGATTCTGATGTAAAGGAAGGTGGAATAGATTGGAAGCTTATAAACAGAAAAAGAAAAGAACTTTTATTACAGGCTTCTGAAATTAAGCCATTCATTGGAACATATAAAGCAATACTTAATGCTATAAAGTATTTTGGATATGAAAACCTTACTTTAAAGGAATATTGGTTAAATGTCAATGAACAAGCTGAAAACTTTGGTAAATTAAAAGCAGTTGCAGTCGCAAATCAAGATGTTAAAGGTTTCTTATCTGGAAAGAGAGATAGTGAACTACCAAGTTCTAATCTTAAAAAGACTTCAAAATTCTCTTTAGTTTATAGATTGAATAATTTTACTGGTGAATTTGACAAATGGGATATACCTAAAGTCGAAGAAGTTACAGACTTTACACCTGATGAGGTTTTAATTAAATTATATGGCCTAAAGAAGAAATTACAGAAAGAATATTTACCGCTACAATCTAAGATAGTTGATATCATAGGTGAAGGTGACTACTTTTCACAGTTTAATATAAACACATGGAACAATCAGCAGAATATACAAACACAAAATGCTGGTATCGATTTAGTATATGATATATTTCCGAAAGATAGAGATATTTATATAGAAGATTTAAGAAAGGTGGATAGTAAATTTACTGGAAAGGGACAAGATTTTGAAGTACTAGCAAGTGATTCTGACATCGATGCATCTATTGTTAAATTCTATAACAACTATGACATCACTGATATGTCAACATTCAATGATATGGATGGTGGTCCTATCGGAGCTCCATTAATATTGAAAGCTACTGATTCATTGCCACAATCATGGGATTCTGCTGAATTTTCATTCGATGATGTAGATTATTCATACAGTAAAGTTGATAATGTTACTGGAAATCTTATGACATGGGAGAATTGGTGGACTCGTAATATTTACGAAATAGAATGGAGATTAGTTGGCCCGCAAGGCTATGATAGAACATTCCGAGGGTCTACTGAAAGCTTTATAGAACTTTCGATAGTATTACCTCATTCTGGAAAGTACAGTGTCGAGATGTCATTGTATGATTTATATAATGTGAGAAGCGTTATGTTCAAGAAAGATGCTATTAAAGTATTACAGAAGAATGTTGAAATATACGGAATGTATCAGGCATTAAATAAAGAACCTAAATGGAACATTGCAAATTACAAATGGAATACAGCTGGTGCAATTTGGGATTTAGCTGGAGAGAATACAAATGCAGTTGATGATTTCGTAGCATCATATAATTTAACACTCGATAGAGCTAATTATATCAATAGCAATTCAAACGGATGGGAGTTCTCAACCGTTGAAAGATATAAAAATGCTTCAGGTGAAATGGAAGATACTGCTGGACCGTATGCTTGGTTAAACTTAAGTGACTTGAACTGGAACGATGGTATAACATCATCATGGGAAATGACTAATATAGATTTTGATGATAATGCAGTGTTTAAATTAGAGTTTGCAGATGGTGCACACTCAAGCATAAGTAACATATTAAGTATATCTAGAACAGATCATATAGGTTTAACTTCAACCGAAGATTATACGATATTATCGACGCTACCTACAAATATTTTAGATATAAACAGGTACGATATACTATCTACTGAATTAAATTCAATAAACTCTGTACTATATCCTATATTATCAAGTTTTAATTACAATCCAATATACATTGACGCTAATGCTAATGGCATAAATGATTCATGTAATAAGATAGTAGCGATTTCTAAAATAGCAACGAGTTCTTATGATTTTGATAATATAAGTTTAGCTGGAAGTATTTCTGAGAAACTGTCTGCGAATACTGTTAGGCATTTCAAATCAAATAATCCAAAGTACAATACAACTAATATAATAGAATCTCACGATACTGTTAACAAATTCAATCATATGACATTTTCGTTTGATAATACAAAGGCTCCTGGTATAATAGAACACGACTGGACCATAAAAAATAATAGCGAAAACGTCGATGATATATACTATAGTAATAAATGGCTTACATATGTTTTCACTAAAAAAGGAAACTACACATTGTCATTAAAGACTAAAGAC